CCATGCGGTGATCCGTTACACGTCCACGCCGTCGCGTTCTTCCACCAGGCGCATGCCCTGGACGGTGTAGCCCACGGAAACCTTGGTCACGATGCCGTCCACGATGTCCTGGAACAGCTGATCGCCGGCCGGCGAGCGGCTGAACCGGACCAGGGCGCGGCCCACGCGGTCGCCGTCCACGCGCACGCTCTCCACCACGCCGCGCTGATCGGCCCACTGGTGCATCCACAGCACCGGCGCGCCATTGTTCAGACGCGACAGGTCCACTTCGCCGGCGTCATGGCCCAGCACTTCGATGCCGAACCAGCGTTCCACGCTGTCCGTCTCGCTGCTGAACGCTAGTTCCACCGTGCGCGCGTCCGCGTCCGCGGCGCTGCGCACCACGTTGGCCACTCGGCGCAGCTGGCCGCGCTCGGCAATTTCTTTCAGGCGCTTGGCCAGTTCTTCAGGCGTCATTCGCTGGTGCTTCCTGCTTGGGCTGGGTTTTCTGGTTGTTCGCGATGCTGCCCTGCATGAACAGCTTGATGAAATCGTCCGGGATGCCGGCGGCCTTCATGGCTTCCAGATCGGCGGCGATTTCCTGGAACACCGCTTCGGGATCGCGGCCCTGCTCGCGGATCACCTGGCTGGCCGAAGTCAGGCCGCCGCGGATGCTGTCCAGCGCGGCCTTCACGTCCGCGCTCGGGTCAATCCACGTCCAGCGGCGCGGCTGCCAGGCCACCTTGCGGCAGGCGCCCAGCTTGTCGGCCGGGATCGGCTTGCCCTTGACACGAACGGCGCCGTTCAGCAGGCGCCAGGCCAGGTGCGCGTCCCGCACCGGCGCCACCAGGGCTTCAATCAGCCACTCCTGGATTTCCTTGTAATGCTCGCGCGCATCAAGGGTCAGCTGGCGGATGGAACTGAAGTTCACGCCTTCCAGGTCGTTCGCCAGTTCGTTGTACGGCACGCCCATGCCGGACGCGGCGCCGCGCAGCTGCGACTTCAGGAACGCGGCCGTTTCGTTCGTCGGGAACTGCGGCTGCCACTCCGCAATTTCGGCGCCCTCGGGCAGTTCGTGGAAGGACAGCGGTTCCGCGTCAATGGTCACCGGCGTGTCGTCGTCGGCTTCCGGCCCGAACCCTTCCTTGTATTGGATGAAACCCATTTTCGACGCGGACGCGCGGGCGTTCTGCAGCGCGGCGTCTTCGAACCCGTTCACGTTGCGCAGGCGGAACAGAGACGTGCTGGACCACGGCAGGCCGCGGCGCTGGCCCACCATTTCCACGATGAATTCGTGAATGACTTCGGCCGCCGGCACGCGAACGAACCCGCGGCCGTCGCTCGAATAGTAGCCCAGCGCGTTCGTTTCGGTGCTGGTGAAGTGATACGCCACGGGGCGGCCCCAGGCGCTGAATTCGATGCCGTGGCGGATGAACCCGCCGCCCGCCAGCTGGTCCACGTTGTACCAAACGGGCAGGCGCTGCGGGTCCACGAACTGCAGCGCGAACCCGTGCGGGCCGGCGGCCTCGCCGTACACCTTGCGCACGATGAATTCGCCATCGCGCGCGGCCGTCTCAACGGCCAGGCACTGCATCTGGCGCCAGGACAGCGTGCCGGTCACATCGCAGTTGCCCTTGCGGCCCCAGTCCTCGAAATCGTCTTCCAGGGCGGCGTTGGTGTCCTTGTCCAGCTTGCCGCGCGGCGTCGTCACCTTCGCCTGCATCTGGACGCCGCACGGCCCCACCACGTTCTGGCGCACCAGGCGGATGAACGCGCGCGAATAATCGTTATCGCTCCACTGCTGGCGCGAGCGGGCCACCAGCGCCATGTGCGTGGTGGTGATGATCATGTCCGGCGGCGTCGGAATGGACGGCAGCTTGTCGTTCCCGTTCGCGGCGGCCTTGAACATGCCGGCGAGCGCGCTGCCCATGAACGAACGGCCGCGGCGGTTGCTCGGCCCCTGGCTGGGCGGCGCGGCGAGCGCGGCAGGTGCGGCAGGCGCGGGCGCGCTGCGGCCCCAGAACTTCAGGCGCATTAGGAAAACCTCACATGGACAGGCCGGCCCCAGCCGGTGGCGCCGCGCGCCTTGCGCCGCTCGCGCGCCACCGCCGCGGCATAGAACGCGCGCAGCTTGATCAGTTCGGGGATCGGCGTCCGCCACAGTTCGCGGTTGTTGATGACATACCGCTGCTGGTCGATGGTCGCGCGGCGCCCTAACGTGGCGTCAATGGCGGCCAGCGCCTTTTCGTTGTCGCTGCGGCCGTCATAGGCGCCGGTGGCGGCCACCGGATCGGGCAGCACTTCGATGATGCCGCTTTCCAGTTCGTCCACCACGGTGCCGTCCGTTGCGCGCACGGCCCACCAGTAGGTTCCGGCTGCCCAGGCGGCGGTTTCGGTGGCGGTGGCGGAGAATGTGCCATCCGGCGCGGCCGTCATGTTGATTTGCGACGGCCCACGCAGGTGCAGCGTGATGGTCCACGCTGGCGCCGGATGGCCGGCAGCCTCCACGGCCGCCTGGAAAGTCAGGCCCGCGGTGTGCTGCACGGGCAGTTCAATGCAGGTGGTCAAATCGGGCCGCCGTTAATATCGGGTCGCCCAGCCGCCGCCTTTCACCTTTGGGGATCGCAGCACGCGCCTGGTCTTCACTACGCGGCCACCTTGCGCGGCAACGGGCTGCGCTTCCTCTTGTGGGTTTTGTGGCGGCACGGGAACCGGCGCGGGCTTCGTGCTTTCTGGACTCGGCGCGTCACCCCCCGTCAGCGCCACCGCCGGTTCGGAAGGCCGAACGGCATCACCTAGGCGCTGGGCTGCGCGCCGCATGCTCGGGTTCGCGATTTTCAGCGCGGCCAGGGCGTACTGCCGGCAGTCCAGCGCCTCATTGCGCGGGCGCGTCTTGTGCCACTCGCGCACCGGGAAGCCCTTCACGTACCGGGTCACCAGCTTTTCCGCGGTCAGCTGCTGGAACCACTCGGGATCGCGATCCTTCGGGAAATGGCAGAACCCCGGCCCAGGCTTCGCCACCGCCAGGCGGCGCATCACGGTCAGCTTGGCTTCGTTCGCGCCAACAATAAACAGGTCCACCTTGCGCTTGGCCTTGCCCGACTGCTTGCGGTTCGGCGCCGCCACAATCGGGCTGCCCCAGCTGCCGCCGCCCTTCACCGCGAAAATGCGGCGCCCGGTTTTTCCGCGCAGCCAGTCATAGGCGGACTGGGTGTTGCCGTTCGTGCCGCCGGTGTCCACGCACGTGGCCGTGATCGGCATTTGCGCGCCGTGTTCGTGCAGCCAGGTGCTGGACAGCAGTTCTTCCAGTTCCTCCCACACGTCCGGCGCGTCGGGATCGCCCCACAGCACTTCATGGTGGACGGACCAGCTTTCTTCGCCCTCACCCCAGGCCACCACTTCCACTTCCAGGCGGTCCTGCTGCATGTCCACGCCCGCGGTCAGCACCAGGCCGCCGGCGGGCACCGGCGCGGCGAATTCCTCGGCGCGCGCCATCAGGCTGTCAGGGTTCGCTTGCTCGCCCTGTTCCTCCCAGGTTTCGGCGGCCGACACGTTCTTGAACGATTGCAGGTCACCGATGCGCAGCTTGTCCAGGTAGGACTGCACGATGTCGCGCAGGCGCCGGAACGTGGACAGCCATTCCGGCGCATGGAAGCTGGCGTGGCCGGTGAACGGCTTGCTGGCCTTCCAGCCGGAGCCCGCCGCCTCGGCCCCGCGGATCGCGGCAATTCGCTGGCCGTCATCCCAGCAGCTGCCGCAATGCTCGCACGTGTAAACGGCCGTGTTCGGTTCGTGCACCGCGTCGGCCTCGGCGTCCTTGTCCGCGTCATCCCAGCCGGTGGACCGGCGGCCATTCCAGCTGATCCTGGACCACTTCAGGTGCTGCGCCTCGCCGCAGTCAGGGCACGGCACATAGAACCGCCGCTGATCGCCCGCCAGGAACCCGGCTTCGATGCGCGACACGCCCTTGATGGTCGGCGTGCTGCTGCGCGTCATCAGCTGCTGGTCACCGAACGTCGCCGCGCGCTGCGCCAGCAGTTCCACAAAGTCGCCTTCGGCCGTGGGCGGCATGCCGTCCACTTCGTCGGCCTGGACCACCGGCGCCGAACGGCCGCGGGCCGTCTTCGGGCTGCCGGCCCAGCTAAACATCAGCCATCCGCCGATATATGACTTGATCCGGCTATTATTTACGCCTTCGCGGCCCCGAACTTTGGCCATTTTGCTGGAAATTGACTTGTTTGCGTCCAGCATAGGCTGCAGTTTCGTTTCCAGAAACGTCTGCATGTCACCTTGCGACGGCTGCGCGAATATTTGGCTTCGCGGTTCGTGCGCGATGAAATAGCCGGTGATGCACTGCTGGACGGTGGTTTTCCCCAGCTGGGCGCCGGTCATGTAGTCCACCCGGCGCACGCCCGGTTCCTTGATCACGTCCACCATGCCGCGCTGGTACGGTGCGTTCGCGAAGCTGATCGGGCCGGGGATCGCGTTGCCCACCGGGATGCGGATATTCTGTTCCGCCCAGACGCTGGGCAGCATGTCCGGCGGCGGCACTAGGTGCGCGGCGGCCCGGCGCATGGCCGCCAGCACGCCGTCCACGTTGCTGAAGGTGTGCGCGGTCATTCCTCGCCGTCCGCGCCCTCGGCGTCGTCGTCATCGTCGCCCAGTTCGAAGTCCATCTGGGCGGACTGTTCCAGCGCCAAGGTCAGTTCGGCGCGCAGGCGCTGTTTAAACGTGGTTTCGTCCGTTTCCCCCAGCAGCTGCAGCACGGCGCGGGCCGGCACGTTCATGACGTTGGCGCGGATCGCCGCCATGGCCTTCGCCTGGGCGCGTTCGAACTCGCGCACCGGCGCCACTTCGCCCTTGGCGATGGCGAATTCCAGTTCCGCCTTGCCGGTGGCAGCCAGCAGCTGGCGGCGGCGCAGTTCGGTTTCGTCGCTGGTGTCGCTACCGGCCGCGTTCGCGCGCTCGCGCTCGCCCCACCAGGCGATGACATCGCCCAGGACGAATTCCCACGCGATGCCCTTGCGCCCGCGCTGCTTCACCGGGCAGCCGTCGCGCACCCAGCGGTCCACGGTCGGCAGGGACACGCCCATGGCCGCCGCCAAGTCCTGGCGGTTGACGATCATGCGGCGAGCATTTCCGGCGTGACGGTGCAGCGCGCGACTTCGCCGTGGTCCTGGTGGTACGTGATCGCGACAGCCTGGCGGTCGCTGTGCCACCCGCCGCGGCTCGCGTGCGCATCCCGCGCGGCCAGCGTGGAATGCTGCACCACCTTGACGCCGGCGTGTTCCTTTTCCTCCACGTGGTGGCGGTGGCCCACGTGAATGTACCGCTTGGCGGTGCTGCCCCAGATTTCGGGATAGCTGGCCGCGAAGTGCAGCGGCAGGCCGTCATTTTTCTTCAGGTGCCCGTGATGGAACCCCAGCATGACGCGGCCGTGCTGGAACACGTAGTACGGCAGCGCGGCGTCGTTCACTGTCACCCGCGGTTCGTCCGCGTACAGCGTTGCGAACAGTTCCTGCAGCCAGGCGCTGCTGGCCAGGTCGTGGTTGCCCTCGGCCATCACCACGTGCACTTCGTCGTGCGTGGCCAGCGCCGCGTCGATGACTCCGCGCAGGATGCGGATTGCCGCGCGGATCACCTTGCGGAACCGGCTGTCCGCGTCCAGCACGTGCCGGTGCGTCGGCGTGACCGCTTCCAGGCCGTCGAAGTGCAGGAAGTCGCCCAGCTGGTTGACCACGGCCACCCGCGCACGCGGCGCGGTCCGCACCAGGTGGTTCATGGCCGCGGCCAGGGTGCCTTCCGCGATGCGCAAATCCCAGTCGGCGCCGCCTTCCTTCGCCCAGGCGAGCATGCCCACGTGATAGTCCGTGATCGTGAACAGGTTGCACAGCGAGCCGGCGGCGCAGGACGTGCCAGCGGGCGCCGGGATCGGCGCGGCGCGCGGCACTTCATCGCGCAGCGCGGCCACCGCCTCGCGCAGCAGTTCCAGCTGGCGTTCGTTGTCCTGGTTGGTCTTCACCCACTGCCCGGTGGGCTTGCCCTCGCGGTTGTAATAGGTGGACACGCCCTTGACGGTGAACCCGTCCGGCACCGTGCGGGTCATGTCGTGGGCCGGCGCATAGCCCTGCTTCGCTGCCTTCGTCTGCACCGCCTTCAGCGTCCGGCCGAACACGGAACGGTGGATGCCAAGCGCCGACGCCGCGGCGTCAATGCTGCCGGTTGACCACCAGGTGCGCAGGTGTTCGGCCTGGCGCGGCGTGGCGAAATTCAGCAGCTGTTCGTCGCGGTCCTGCACTAATCGGTTCCCCCTCAAAATCGCACGTCTCTAATCAGAAAACTGGCCCCAAACGGGCACCCAGATATGGTTCCCCGCGGACACCCTGTCCC